TATGGCTTTTCTGATGATATAGCTTACTCCTGATAATTCTGGACGTGCCTTAATTTCATCTGGTGTGGGACTAGAGTATTCACTTGGTATAAAGCCTATGGACTTCCCTTTGAGACCGCCTTCTGAAAGCATTGAAGTTACGGCATCGGGAACCCATGGACCTTCCCATGTCTTTGGTCTGGTGTGATAGAAGGTTTGCGCGCGCCATCCGGTTGTATTGCTTTTTGCTTTTTCATCATCTTTTATTCTGACCACCCATTGAGATTTTCCGACTGGAAGCATGGTATAATCGTGAGCCATCATTACAGGTCCGCCTCCTTTTTCAAATTGCTTCCAATCCAATCCACTTGCTATGATGACTTCATTATCTCTGTCTATAGCCTCATTAGTAACAACGGAAATATCTGTTCGGGCTTCCTCGTCAAAATATATTTTAGGAGAAACTTTGACTCTTTTATATCCAGCTTCCCTACATTCCTGAGGAAGACCTTTCATAATAGTCTCAAGCTCTTTTGCTAAGTGGCTTTTCATTGGAAGACCTAATGGGCCTTCACAATTTCCATACACTTTAGTTAGCATTGATTTTATAATCATAACATTATCCTTTAATTAAAATCTACTAGAACTAGTCCTAGTGTGCATTCACAATTTACGTGAGCAGGTGGGTTTTGAACATCGCCAAATAATTTATCTGAATTAGGGAACTTTGCCCCCACTGGTACCTCTGGATTATCAGCTTCAATTGATATACATACTTCACAAGGATCAGGTGAAAGTATCCATTTAACAGCAGATACAACATTAGACTGTTCAGCACTTAATAAAGTTCCTCGATTAAAAGCTCTATTACTTTCAGTAATTGCTATGGCCTCGGCCCTGTGTCTTTTAGCATTTGTGAAAATAGCCTGAACTCTTTTGACCATAGCTGGCAAAGCGTCGCCCTCTTCTAGCAATCCTTCGACAAGTTCTTTTTTAAGAGCGTTTACAGCCCCTCTAAGGCTTCGTCTTGTAGTGGATACAGTCTCAGCAGATAGTTTAATGGTCTGCTGCGTAATGGCATCCTGGGTAGCTTTACTCCCTAGCATATCAGGTAAGTTCTGAGGCGATCCAGGTGAAGCCGTGATAGTCGTAACTGTTTTCCTTACACCCTTATCTGTATCAATTTCAATTTGAGGCCTTGCGCGTTTGGCCGTTTCCTCATCCCATCCCTGCAATGTCATAGCCTCAATAAATTCCACAGCATCATCTGGAAACTGCTTTATTTTTACACCGTCAAAATCTTTAGCTGCTTTACTCAGTGCTTTCAATACTTCGTCTTCCTGGTCGCTAAAGATATCTCTAAAGATTGTCTGCAATGGCTGATGAGTTGGAATAGAGTTAGCTGCCTTCCATTCTAACAACTTTTCTTTATTAGGTGAACAGCATGCAAGTTCACAAGTCTTCATAGGACTTATTTCTTTAATCCATTTGTCGATGGTGTCATATTTGACCTCCGATTCTCTTGCCATTCTGTAGAGTCTGGCAAGGTCGCCTTTTCCTGTCCGATACCTGATAAACTCTTGATAGATGTCCTTAATGCCGTATGCATTTTGTTTCTTACCCTCGATTTTTTTAACACTATTAACAGCCTCCTCTAATTTTTTCGTTGCATCCGCTCCCACTACAGGAGCAGCTTGTCTTAATGACAAAGGCTCAAAGCCCCAAGGGACAGGTTCTAGTTTTCTTTTTTCTCTAATCTCGTTTACCGTTAATATTCCAAGATCAGCATCTTGTTTTTCCTGAGCCATTTTTCTATCAGGATCAACGGGAACTGGATCAGCATAAACGATTTTCAAATCACTATTAAACATCTTGAAATAAAATTCATTCAGAGTATTTTGAATATAAGTTACTCTTGGAGCTATGCCGTAAAAACCATGCTGAAACATTGCAGCCTCAAGCGTTGCCCTGTTTATATTTTCACTTTCAAGCAAAGCAATGGGAACATCAAAAGCATTAGCTATATCATTTTTAGTAACTTTTTTCCTTGCAAGTAATTCAGCATCTTTAGAACTAAATGAAAACTTAGTAAATTCAAGCGCTTCATTAGCAATGACGATACCACCAGCACCCGTTCTTTTGAATTTATTTTTCCATTGTCTTTCAAATGCCTTTCTTTCTGACTCGCCAAGTTGCCCTTCATAACTTTTAGGGCTAACCATACCAGAAGGCATAGAATTATTTTGCATTAAAGCTAAGGCGTTTAAAATATCCTCATCCCATAAAGCCTTTTCTCTCCATATAGCTTGTAATGGACTAAAGCTATTTTTATAAGGTTCCATTAGATGGGGTGTATAAAATCTAACTACCTCATCAAAGGGAATTTCTTGTTTAAAAGTACCGCTTTGAAATATAAAGAAGTCTATCTCCATTGCTCCATTGTTCGGCTTAATGGTCATATTCTGAGGAGCTAGCGGCCATATGCTTTCGGGAATGCCAGCATCGTTTCTCATTATCCACCAGAACGCACAGCCAGCCGTCTCAAGCCAGGCTTGAGTGAGCTTCATCGCTCCTGTGTATTCCATAAAGGGGTTCATTGATCGGAGTAGCGTTGCCTCAGGGGATAAGTTTTGATTGACTGGATTGCCTCGCCTATCCAACCCTACAACATTCCAATCAACGGCTGCGACGACATTAGCATTCTTTTGAACGGCTGAATAAACTATTGAATTATACGACTGTAATAAATTTTGTTTTGTTTGCGCTTTTAATATTCTTGAGTTGTATCCTGTTAAAGGTAAGTTGCCTAATACGAAATTTGATAAAGCAGTCGCCTTATGAATAACACTTTTTAAGACTGAAAAGATACCCACTATTTTTTACCTGTTTTAAAAATCGTCGAAATAATCATCATCGTCCAGTGCTGATAAATACGCATTTTCCGTATCCTCATTATGCACTGGTAAGACTTCTCCCTCTATATCCTGAGTGGTGTCATCTGATTTGTCATTAAAAAACTCATAATTATTTCTAAGGATTTCTTTTCCTATAGCAATAAATAGGCTGTCTATCTGATCATCATGGGTACCATTAGGGAATGTTTTAAACTCGCTTATCCATTCATCATTCCAGTATCCCTCCTCAATAGTAACGTTACCTAATTCGAAAATAGGCTCCATTATAGTAGCGTGGCGCATTTTTCCTATCTTATTTTTATATGGCTTCACGCTTAGAATATTCCCGAATTGCTTTCTGATATAAAGAAAAGCGTCTTTACTTGCTCCAACAACCTCAACTCTTAAATCAGTTCCAGGAGGGAATAGTCCCATGGCAGTTTTTATTTTCCTATCCCTAGTTAAGGCACTCTCCCTCATTCTTAATACTGTCTTAACATAGATATGACCTTTATAAAATGAAGCTAATGTCATTACAGTATAGTCAGGGTCGCCTTTTCCAATTACATCTGTATGGGCTAAGTCGATTCCTGAATGCCAAACCATGTCCGGCTTCATTTCTATTTCTTTAACTATGTTAACTCTCTCAGCCTTTAGAATATTTCCTGAACGAGGCTTGGGCTCTTGCATCCCCAATGCATTCCAGGCGTAAGTTCCAAGCGTGGCTTTTGATCCTAGATAATATTTTTCGCTAAATCTTTCTGGGAATAAAAAAGTACCATCTGGTTTTTGAGCTGCGTATTTTATTAATTTGAACTTATGGAAATTCTTTTCGTATTTTTTATTCTTTGGATCATTCTTTTCTATTATTCTACCAACTAAATCGTCTTCATGCCACCTAGTTGATACGATAAATACAATATGAACAGGTGCTAATCGAGTTAAGAAGTCATTGGTGAAGCCTTCCCAAACTTTATTTCGAATAGTAATGGAGTCCGCGTCAGCTCTATTTCTATAATAGTCGTCAATAATACAAATATCTGCACCGCTACCCACAACAGTACCACCTAACCCACTGGCAAACATACCGCCCTCTTTATCAGTTAGCCATGATGATGCTGTATTAAAGTCTGCTGCGTTACCAGTTCCGTAAGATTTAGAATATTTATTGAAACATTTATTGGAAGCGTAACTCATTTTCTTTGCTAAGTCGCCTGTTGCGCAACCTTCCATTATTTCTAAGCGTGGATTATTAAGCAGGGCCCATACAGGAAATCGTCTTGAGATAACATCAGACTTTCCATGTCGAACGGGAATATTTATAATGATATATGAGCTAATGCCTTTATTGTAGTCATCAAAAGCTTTTTGGCAAACATCAATTAGGCCATGGGTGTGTTCGCCATAAATATAAGGCTGCCCCATTCTCATAGGCGCGCTTAGTTTAAAGAATAATTTGAAGTGCTTGCGAATGGCACGGCGCATTT